GTCCATCCCGCATCCGCCCACCCTAATTCCTTGATCGGGCGCTCGCCGCTCCCCCAGAGCTACCGCCGCATAGCCTGAGAGGTACTCGGGCCCATCGGCTGTCATCTTGTACAGGTCGATATCCCGGCTCATGCCCGATTTGCTGACATGGCGCAGGACCGTGTAGATGGTGTCTCCGGGCTTGAGGGTGGCTCGGAGATGCTCACGGGCCTCCTGTTGGGCTTGTAGGGCTTTCTTGGTCATGGCTCGATCTCCTGATAGCTCGTCACCTTTCGGACGAGGCGAGAGTTCACCCCACAACACTCGAACACATGGCCGGCCGGGACGTTCCAGTAGTCCCGGCGATCCGCGCTGAACTCGCCCCCGCACTTGGGGCAATAGAGCATGCCGTAGGCTTGCCCATCCCTGAGATTGTCGATGGTAACTCGCTTGGTCATTGTCAGCCTCCTATCAAGAGTAGGACCAAGGACCATGTGACGATGCAGAGCAGGGCCAGGATGGCTTCGAGGATGGAGCGCATGGGGCTAGTCCTCCTTCACGCTGAGACACTTATCACAAGTTACCTTTGACCAATTCAAGGTCATCGGTTCCTGAGTCTGATCTCCGCACAAGGGAGATCGGGTCACGAGGACTGCTTTGTGGAGCACTCTCACAATATCCATATTTATATCCTCTAGCTCGGGCGGGGTCCGCTTGATATACCCATTCATGGGGCTAGTCCTCCTCTGGCTCGCTCATAGCGTGCCGTGCCTAGTCCGTCCATCGGATAATCACACGGGCCTACCATATTCGCGGCCAAGCTCTCCCATTCCTTATCATCGGGCCAGAGCACGGGGCGATGTTCCAAGCACAAGCGCATGCCGTTCTCAGGGACGATATACCACGCGTTCTTGTTGCATCGCTCGGGAATGCTATGTCGGACGCCCATGCTAGTCCTCCTCTGGCTCAAGCAGGCCATCATTGCAAGCTTCGATAGCCGACTCGCGGAGCCAGGTATCCTTGACGTAGCCGTACTGATCCCGATCGGCCTCACCAAAGCGGATCTCCTGCCCGTCTACGTCAATCACAGTGTCCATGGTGCCGTCATCACATAGGCTTACATCGTGTTGCTTGCCGCATCCGTGCCGAACGATCATTGGATTAGTCCTCCTCTGGCTCGCGTGGGATATTGGGGCACCCCCGCTCATGGCAGGGGATACCATTGATGGAGCATGCCTCACACTGAGAGCACTTGATCCGCCACCTGGCCTCGAATGGAATCGCATAGCTCTCATCAAATCCTCTGGCCCGGAGTTGCTGGACTCGGCTCATTGTGTGTTCCTCCCTTGCCCTATCGGGCACCGACGCGCCCGCACGGGACGCACAGACCGGGACCGGGGACTACCCTGCCGCAGTTGGGGCAATTCGTGGACCTTACTTTGAATGTGAGCGTATAGGTGTCCCCATTGGGCAATTCGAGCCAATCTCCGGGAGTGTTATTCAGAGACATGCGCTCAAATTCCCCGTAGACAATCTCTACCAGACGATTGTACGGGATACCCTCCCCCACAAGCGCGTCTACCATGCGGCGAGCGATGGCGCATCCTACCTTTTCTTCAAGCATTGTTTGCGTCCTCCTGCCCCAACATGCCTGCAAACACGCGGCCATGCTGTCCAATGATCCATTTGGCGCTTAGACGCCCTGATTAGCCAGTTATTCATTCTGCTCGCCGCCTATCCCCCTACAATTTTGGGGGATACCTACAATTTAGGGAACTCCAATTATTGTAGCCTGCCGAACCGGAGGGCGGGCGCTCAGTCGGGGGCCACAGGGGACAGGAGCCCTAGGCAATATAACAAGTGTTACATCCCAGAGGGCAGAGGTCTAGAGGGCAGGCCATATCCACCACTCCCCCACTCCCCCATCCCTACTGTAGCGATAGGGTAGGCTGGCTCGCTACTCCCTCCTCCAGTTGGCGGCTGGCATCCCAGTTGCATAGGCCCCCCCCCAGGGCCCCCGTAGGGCAGAAAGGCCGGGCGGGGCTATGCTAGGTCCCATTTATTCATTTCCCACTCCCTGAGCCGCATATTATAGTCCCGTGCGAGCCCGTGCTATAATAGCCCTGTCATACGGGGCCGTAAGGGTGGAGAAGCCCGACCTGTCGAGGCACTTAAAGAGCCCACTTGGGGGAGCCGGGGGAGGTCCTGTAGCCGGGAGGTCCTGCCACCCCTACCCGGGCCTAGGATGCACCAGCACCACAGTTTCCACCTTCTCTGGCCCTGGGTAGGGTATACCTAGGCGACAAAGGTGGCACTTTATTCAAATGCAGAGGCCAAAATGGAATCCTCTGATCGATCCGGCGACTTGTCCCCTCTGTTTCAGGCTATTCGAGGTGGGAACGACCGGGAAATCTCCCTGCTGGGATCACCATCATGCCTGCGGCGAGTTTCGAGGCTGGTTATGTCGCCTCTGCAATCATGGGGAGGGCCAATCTCGGCGAAAAGGGGGCCCCAAGTGGCTCCAGAGCCGCCTGAAGAGCAAAAGTTGGCGGAAACGTCTCCAGATATACCTTTCGGCGCATAAATGTCCTCCTACAGCCCCGATCCCTTCAACCGCCACTCCCTAGCCCGCCTCTACAGTCCCAATTCCCCCCTTGTCACTGTAGAATCTGTGGTATCATTGCGCCATGGCACTCCTGCCGTCTCCCGAGGCCCCGCTGGACCCTCTCGCCCCCTTGGCAGCCGCCCGCAAACGCCTCTACGCCAACGCGGCAGCCAAGCGCGCACCAAAGCCTGAACCCCTCCCCAAGATCCCCAAACCTCGGGGTCGCAAGCGCAAGGATCTCTCCCCGGACCTTGTGATTGGCATGACGGCGGCAGGAGTGCCCCAAACCCGCATGGCCGAAGCCCTCGGTGTCACCCGCGACACGATCAAGCACACCCTCTCCCTCGATCCCGACTCCCGGGATCGGATTGCCGTCCTCAGGGAGAAATTGAAGGGCCTCAAGATGGAGCGGGCCCATCAGGTCGAAGGGAAGCTCTGGAGTCGGCTGGAGAAAGAGGTGGATAGCGGCGATGCCCGGGATATCGATGCGACAGCGCGTGCGCTCTTGGCTTCTGAGAAAATTCAGGCGGCTGCCAGCGGCGAGGCCCACGCGAGTGGCCCCGGCGTGCCCCCGCCCACAAATGTTGACCTCAAAGTCTTGATTCAGGCCCTCCTGACCCCGTGATCCCGGCCCAGCAGCTCGCTCGCATCATCCCGCTCCTAGACGCGGGCCAATTGACCCGGAAGCAGCAGGATGACCTCTTTGGGGCCCTCAAGCAGGAACTGAACGCCCGCTGTGCTCAGGATGGGCTCTTTTGGGCCAAATTCGTCTCTACACGGGACGAAGCGGACCCCGAGCATTCCATTAAGCCCTTTCCGCTCCATGAGGAGTACGTGCGGCAACTGTGGCTGGATTGGGCCGAATATCGAGTCTCTGCGGTGGCCAAGAGCCGCCAGATGTATGTCTCGTGGGAGATTTGTACCTTCGCGGTCCATTGGGCCCGCTATCAGCCGAATCAGGCCATCTACTTCCAGACCCAGAACTGGCCCGATGCAGTTGCCATGGTGGCGCGCCCTGAAGGCTACGTAGAAGGGCGGATGCAGTTTATCGAGAATCACCTCCCGGATTGGCTCCGGCAGAAGGCTAAATATACCGAAGGAGCCATCCAGTATCCCAATGGGTCCATCATCCAAGCCTTGAGCGGTGGGGCGAACCAGATCCGATCCAAGACTCCCTCACTCTATATTGGCGACGAGTTCGCCTTCCAGGAGGATCAGGATAAAATCTGGACCTCCGTCGCACCGCTCATTCAAAAAGGGGCTCGTGCTATTCTAATTAGTACACCGAATGGCTCGAACAATCAGTTTGCAACGCTCTACCATGGGCATCCGGTGGGAGAGGAATTGTGAGCGGATATTCCTCCGTCACTAATTCTCTAGGCATCCGAGCGATCAGGGTTCATTACTCTGCTTCTGACGAGAAGAACGTACTGCATCCAGATCCAGAGATAGCGAAGCGTGCTGCTGCTTGGTATGAACTCGCACGTCAAATCTATCCAGATCCGAATCAGTGGATGCAAGAGATGGAAGTGAATTGGTGGATGGCGGCCGGCACCCGCGTCTACCCCGAGTTCTCCGAGACGATCCACGCCAAGGAGATGGACTACTATAACTCCCGGAAGGTCATCTACCGGGCGTTTGATTTCGGCTGGCATGCCCCCGCCTGCCTGATCGCTCAGATTGACGAGAAGGACCGTCTGATCGTGATAAAGGAGATCATCGGCCGCCAAGTCACCACGAAAGAGTTTGCTCAGGACGTGATCCAGAAGTGTGCCGCCTGGTTCCACAGTGAGGATAGTCCCCTCATGCGGACGGCTGGCTATGAGGACTTTTGCGATCCCGCTGGGCAGAAAGTGAGTGCCAATGGAGATTCCGAGCGGTCAGAAGTTAGGGACGTGGAGGTGCTCAATAACCTCAAGATATTCCCTCGATGGGAATATGGGTGGTCTCGAAAGGATGGACGATCTCTCGTCCATCAGTTGCTCCAACTGCGGGTGGATGGTACACCGAGCATCTATATCAACACCTCAGGGTGTCCAACACTCATGCAAGGATTCTTGGGGAAATATGTGTACCCTCCACGCAAAGGTGGAACTGCCCATGACGAGCCCGACGAAAATGCCCACCCCTGGGCCGATGTCCATGCCGCCCTCCGGTACCTGGCCACAGGGCTCTACTCTGCACTCGGTCTCAGACGATCTAGCGCGAAGCCGAGCATTTCTCCACCTCCGACCTACCACGGTTACGGCACCCCAACCGGGCGGCCCTCGGCGCAGCGATGGGGTCCATGAAGAAGACGGCCGAGAGTTCCGCCGAGCCATTGCTGAACTACCTGATCGGCCAAGTGATGAAGGCGACCTCTGGGCGGGCCAACCCCCAGATCGTCAGAAAGATGATCCTGGAACGGCTGCATAAGCGCCAGCAGGAAGAGGGACTCGTCCCGGAGGAGTCTGACCATCTACGCTGAAACCGACCAGTACAAGGCTGAAATCCCCGTCGAGGGCCCCCTCCTCTCCGAGGCCCGGAAACTCCAGAACTCACTCACGCCCCGCCTAGACGAGGAGGAGGAGAGCCGGCTCAGCCACAAGATATTGTCCGACTATCATGCTTGCCTCACGGATCGGGCCGAGTGGGAGCAGCGATTGGTGGAGTGGGATAACGCCTACTATGGCGTAACGCAGCCCAAGGAGTTCCCCTGGCCCGGAGCGGCCAACTTCCATGTGCCGGTCACGGCCACCGGCATTGAGACCTTCAAGCCGAGACTGGTGGAGGGCGTGATGGGCCAAACACCCCCCATCATGGTCGTGCCCACCACGGGCGCCCTGGATGACAAGAAAGAAATAGTTGAGACCTTCCTGAACTGGCAGACCGTCGTGGAGATGAAGATCGCCCCCACGGTCGCCCTCTCGGCCCACCTCTTCCTCCACCCCGGTATTGTCATTGCCAAGACCTACTGGAAGGTGGACCGCAAGCGCCGGAAGATGATCCGGGAGTTCCCGGCAGAAACACCCTTCCTGGCCATCCTGGAGGCCTTGTTTGGCGTCAATAAGCCGATTGATCTGAAGTCCGAGGGGGACCTTAAATGGACGGGCGTGATCCCCACCACTTTGATGGGCGGATCAGCCTTGGAAGTGACGCTCCAGCTCAACTTCATTGAGGACTCGGGAGCACCTGTGATCCAGGTGCTCGTGGAGCGGGAGGAGGTGATCGAGGGCCCCCAGGTGGACCTGATTGATCCCACGGACATTATTGTCCCGGTGAAAGGCGGCGATGACCCTAATAAACTACCTCACATTACCCAACGGCTGTGGCTCTCAGAGGACGATCTACGGCGGAAGGCCCTTCAGGGCAGATTCTATGACGATGTTGTCCAGGAGTTACTTGACTCTGGGGCCCCTCGTGGAGACCAGCCCACGATGGATTCTAATGCATATCGTCAGGCTCAAGATGCCGCCGAGGGCGTAGAGGGTCAGGGCCCCAGCAATGTCCGACGCACCCAGTGGGAGGTCTTGGAGAGTTATCGCCTATACGATATCGACCACGATGGCCTCGATGAGGAGATCATCGTCTGGACCTCCCCCCATGCCCGAGGACGAATCCTGGGATGGGACTATCTTGATAATGTGTACGCGCACGGACGACGGCCTTTCCGAGTGGGTAAGTATTACCCCATCCCATTCCGGTTCTACGGCCAGTCCTTCGCCGAGGTCGTAAAGGGCATCCAGGATGAGATCAATGCCATTCACAATCAGCGTGTGGACTACGGCACCATTCAAAACTTGCCATGGTTCGTCTATCGGGGCTCCAGCACCCTCCCGCCGATTAGTCCCAATCTGCGGCCCGGCCAAGGGATTGCGGTTGACAATGTAGGGGATGTGGCCTTCCCCAAATGGCAAGGAGATCAGGCATGGGGGCAGCAAGAGGAAGCCGTTCTGATGCAATACTTCGAGCGGCTAACCGGTCTGACGGATTTATCTATTGGCCGACAACCCAATCGGGTGGGTGCAACTCGGACGGCCGCTGGTACCCAAACCCTTTTGAGCGAGGCTGGCCTACGGTTCAAGGGAGCAATGACTGCCTTCCAGACCTTCTGGATCGGCGTGTTCAGCGACGTGCTAGCTCTAGATCAAGAGTATCTCCCCCCGAACAAGGAGTTCCGAGTAACGGGCAAGCGCCCCACCCAGGTCCAGATCAAGGACCGGACGGAGATCCGAGGGGAGTATGACCTGAGACTGGCGGCCACCTCCGAGACGATGAACCGCCAGCGCATGCGGGATGACGCCACAGCAGTCCTCCAGGCCGTCCAGAACCCCGTGGCGATGCAGGGGGCGATCATCGGCCTCAAGGGCATGCGGAAGGCCTACAAGGACTTCCTGCGGGCCTTCGGCCGTGATCCAGACCTCTACTTGGAGGACCAAGCCCCCGTCCACGACCCGGCCGAAGAGTTGATGATGTTTAACGCAGGGGACTACGTGAGCCCCGTGCAGGGCGAGAACATCATGCACCACATGCAGGAGCACCAGATGGCCCTCCAAGATCAGGCCCTCCGGCCGGAAGTGCGGGCCATGCTCCAGCGCCACATTCAGGAGACCATCCAGCTCATGCAGCAGGTCGCCATGATGCAGGCCGCCCAGCAGCAGCGCCCCGGCCAGCGGCCTCCAGGAGCCCCACAGGGGGCGCAGGCTGCAAACGGAGCCCGAGGGGCGGCCCAGCCCCAGACCCCCGGCCCAACCAACGCCCAGGCGGCTCTGCCGGCCCCACAGGGGGGGATGAATGGGGCTCCCGCCTAGCCCAGAGCAGCGCGCTTTACTGGCGGCCCACGTCCAGCGGCTCATCTCCAGCCCAGAATGGGACATGTATATACAAGAACTCAAGAATATGGAGCAGCGGGTACTGGAGTCCCTTGCTGAGGCCCCCCAGAGTGACATCCTGAAGCGTCAGGGGGTCCTCCACGGTATCCGGGAGGTGATCCAGCTCCCCCAAATTCTGATTGCTCAAGGAAGGCGGCCCTAATGGACACACGCCAGTACAAAAATGCTCCGGGAGAAACCTGTTGGCCCGCACTCTTCTGCCTCGGGCTCGTTTTTATGGCGATTCTGATTGAATGGTGGAAGGCATGAGCCAGTATCAGTGTGGTGTGTGTGGGGATGCATATGACGGCATCCATGAATGCTGGCTCGTCACCCGAAAACAGGAATCCCTGTATCCCCTCCCGGTGGAGAATGAGTTCCTTCCCATCGGAGAGGCCCCCGAGGACAGCCGAATCCCTGAGCGTATCCGCAGAGTTGACATCTCGAATCTGTGATATAATCCCATTACCTGAGGAGAATGTGGAATTGGCCAAGCCCAAGATGCCCATGAAGATGAAGATGTCCCGTGAGGAGATGGCTGACATGAAGGGAATGCATAAGGAAATGCCCACAGAGAAGAAGAGGAGAAAGTAATGCCTGCGAAGCCCAAATCATTCAAGAAGTCTTCTCCGCGAGACGCGGTGAGGGAAAAAAGGACTCCTTCTCGGCCGTCTATTCCCCCAATTCCCCCTCAGACGATGACTCCCCCGATGGGAATTCTTCCCTCTGGCCCTCCAGCGGGATATATGCCGATTCCCCCAGGATGGGGTCCTCTGCCTCAGCCTGGAGGTCCTCCTGCTCCTGGCGGCATGACCCCACAGGGGCCCGGAATGCCGCCAAGTGGTGGAACTGGAGTGCCAAGCGGACTCCCTCTCGATATGGGTTCTGTCGTGGGCGGTCTGATGGGCGGTGGTGGAGGATTGCTCGCAAAT